GTTTAGTTTTTTCTCGAGCCATTCGGGCCTCCTATGTAAATATGATTTTCATAATATAGTCTATAGAGTCTCCTTTCTGTTAGTAGTTAATTATATTGGTTAAACCTTGTGTTCCTTCTGGTATGCTATCACCAATATCCCATACATCTTCTAAAAAAGAATCTTTTGATGCTGATAATGTGATCTCATGTTTTTTGAGTGTCATATCAAAACTATGTCTTAATTTTGTGATTATATATTTTCCTGTATAGTATTTGTCAAACTTTTTATCGTGTGTAACTCCAGTAACTGGAATAGTTACATTAATGGTATCTCCTACACTAATGTTACAAGTTCCATTTATTATCATTTTTATAGAAACACCATTTTCCATTTCATTAAATTTTGCTTGTCTGTATAGTAAACTATCTTTGATTTTGTTTGGTGCATATTTGTATGAATCTGATGCATCTGTATGTTGTGTGTCAAAAGTGTCTCCAGAACTTACGGATTGTAAATGTATTCTTGCATCTGTAAAACTACCTACTGTATTGTTTTTGTTGTCAATAGAAATACTTGGATAAATTGGATTATCCTTTGATGCTTCATCATAATGTACTCTTTTAAACTTTTTAAAATCGTCAATATAATTATAAGTAGATTTATTAAAACTCTTATTATATATATTATATTCGATAATTGAAGAACCCAACATTCCAGACACAATATTAGATAACATATCACTATTTCCAGCCATTTGAAATTGTAAAATTCTACCATACTCTTTTTTTACATCTGGTTTCTTACCTTCATTCTTTCCAAAATCACCCATAGCATAATCACCCACAGTATCTTCTGCAAACAATGACTCCATACTTCTAAAATTAATTCCTTTTGTACTTTCATAGAACATAAAGAATGGATTACCATCTTTAGTAGAAATAGATTCTGTTGCAAGATTTGTTATGAAATTGTATGGGTGTAAATTTGGTGATACTACTTTTCTAATACCAGCTGTTGGTTCAATATTTAATGGTTTAAGTGTGTTAATATATTTCTCATCTCTTAAAATACTTGTAACAATTTTATCTATTGTTTCTGTATAACTTTTTGACACTCGAATACGATTATTTTTTAACATTTCTGGTGATGTAAAACTAACTTGTAATATTTGAGTATTTTTGTTTGCATCTTCTCTCATATTGATTTTATATGTAGTAAATGGTACGTTAGTAAAATCAATATCATGTTCATCTAAACTTGGTGTTCCAACTTTAAGATAAAGATACTCTTGTCCAATGATTGGGCCATTTGTGACAATGTTATCTGAATCAACAAACATAAAACTACCAGATAAAGATGTAGAAAATAGATTCTCGAATATTTCAAACGAAAGAATAGTTCCTTTTAGGTCAAATGTAACACCAGAAGAACATACTAATGAAGCTTCTTTGAGTACATATTCTCCAGCATACTGAATACCAGCCATCAGATAATCGATTCCTTCATTAAGTTTTCATATTCTTCTACAAATTGACCAATAAATCGTGGATCAAGAAGTCTTATTTTTCTTAGTTCATCTTGTCTATTTTCTTCATATTCTATATTTGTTATAATAGTTGCATTGGGATAATAACTTACGTCATTTGCATGAAGAGCTTCATTTGCATACACTTCTATTGTCTTGGTTGTATCTCCAGATGATTGAGGTATTTCATAATGATGTACACCATTTGGATCATCATACTTATCATTCACAAACTGTAAAAACTGTGCATATGTCATAGGCCATTGATGATATCTATCTGTAATATCATTTACTAACAGCACCACCCAATGTAACTCTGGATCATCATATAATTTATCTGCAATAGACTCTGGAGATTCTCCATTTTTAATATCATAGGTATCATAGAAAAAAGTATTTGTTTTTATTTTTGTACGAACTGCTACTCGTCTTAAAAGATTCTTAACATCTTTTGTTTGACCAGTTCCAGTAGAGTCATATGGTATAGTTGGGAAATTTTTAAAATACATTAGTAACCCTCTGCAACTCTTTCTTTTGTAATGATTTCCATCTCTTGGAAATTAAGTGAAAGTTCGGTTACCATAGGTGGAGCTCCATCATCATCAGCTTCAAAGGTTGTATATTTACCTTCACCACTATACTTAACATCCATAGTTTCTAACACACAAGTTGATATCTTATGTAAATAATCATTCTCTTTACCATTGTACATATATTGAATATCAAATGTATTTGGTACAGTCAATCTTCTAGAAGCTCTATCTCCATCTACAAATTCTGGTAACATATTTAATTTGAAAGATGCAACAATCAATCGTATCTGTTGCATTTCTTCATAAGATTTTGGCATCATTTTAAATGAATAACTAAACTTTCTTTTACCAATCCCATTAAAAAAAAGTTCCATCTTTGGTGCTTTGATAAAACCTCGTTGTGCAAACATTACTTCTTTTGCACCCTCAATGCCAGGAATTGCTGATAATAAACCTATACCTTTATTAACCATACCCTCACCTAAATTTGTACCCAACTTACCTATAGCCTCTTTTATTTCACCTTCTGACATTTTACCTTTGTTCGCTATATCTTGGAACATTTTAACACCCTGTTGAGTCGCATCTCCTACTTCTTTGTCTTGATAATCAGCTGCATATCCAACTGCAACCATTTGAGGCATATACATGGTAATTGCAGTACTCATTCTTACAGTTGCTGGTCTATCTATTGTAATAGTTGAACCTCTAGATTTTGAAGAAATAAATGCAGCATCATCATAATTTGCCAATGCATCTTTATTACTTTGATTTTTTATACCATATGCATTGCGAATATTTTCGTGGGTTTGTTTGTTTCCAGAAGTTAATTTTTTTAAATATGTTGGTATTTTTCTTGCTGCAGCATCTTTGTCCATGTTTGCTTTACCATCACTTTTTGTATCATTAGAACCAAAACCTAATTTTGTATTTGATTGTTGATTAACAAAAAACATTATGTAATGTCCTTGATTTCCTGTGCCTGGAGGCCCATCAACATCTAACGGAAAAGAAAAGTTATCTGTACTATATTTCTTATGTTTAAGACGAGCTGTATCTGTTAAAGTTGGTGGATTATACCCAGATAAACCAGTAGGTAAACCACCACTTAGTTTTTTATATCCATCATATGCCATGTATAAATACTCCTGTAACTTCTATTTATAAAGATTGACATGGCATATAGTGGTAAATACATTCCTAATAACCCTAAAAAATACAAGGGTAATCCGTCTAAAGTGATATATCGTTCACTCTGGGAACGTAAACTTATGGTCTATTGTGATATGAATGAAAAGATACTTGAGTGGGGTTCTGAAGAAATAATCATACCTTACATATCGCCTTGGGATAATAGGATGCATAGATACTTCCCAGACTTCTATATGAAAGTAAAACAAGTAGATGGTTCTATCAAAAGATTTATCGTAGAAGTGAAACCAAAGTATCAATGTAAACCACCAGACATAAATCCTAAAAGAAAAACTAAAAGATGGTTAAATGAAGTCAAGACCTACACAATCAATCAAGCAAAATGGAAATATGCAAATGAGTTTTGTGAATTAAACAATATGGAATTTAAAGTTTTGACTGAAGACCATCTGAATATAAAGTATAAATAGTAATATGGAAACTTTTGGAATCACAATCGTGTTAATGACACTCTTTACATTAGGAATGTCTTTAGGACTACTTATGAACAAACCACTTAAAGGTAGTTGTGGTGGAATGAACTGTAGGTGTAAGAATGGCACAGAGTAAATTTATACAATCAGTTGTTAAAGCAGCAAAAGGTAGACCAAAATCCACGCAATGGTATCGTGATAAGATTAAGGAATTTGGTAAGCCTGGTGCAATGGATTTAATACGAGATGGAAGGAGAGATAACAATCCTTTCTTTGGTCGTTTGAATATGTTTTTCTATGATCCTAAACATAAAAAGAAATTACCTTATTATGATACATTTCCGTTAGTGTTACCACTAGAACCATATTCAGATGGTTTCTTAGGTATCAACTTTCACTATCTACCTATGACATTACGACTTAAAT